GAACGCCGGATTCCCCGATGCGGTCGCATGGAACTGACCGCCGACCGGGGGCGCGAAGCCCTTCCAGAGCTTCGGAGAGAGGCCCCTCCAGTCGAGTTCGGAATAAGTCAGCATAGTCATGGTATTGCACTCCTATGAGCGTCAGATTGTGAAAGTGAAAGGGGGCTCCTATTTCACTTCGCCGCCCCCGTGCGAAGCCACGATCAGGTGGTTTCCGTGACGGTCTCCGTGCAGTAGCCGCGGAAGTTGGCCCGGCGGTTGTAGCAGACGATTTGACCCGCGTCGTCCATCTTGCGAATCCGCACGTTGGACATCTCGGGATGCTGGAACGGCTTCCGCTTCCGCATGTTCCGACCGGCCGCGTAGTACCAGTCGAACGTGTTCCAGTCGACGCCGAGCACGATCCCGTCGGTCCTCGCGTTGGTCGAAGACGAGTTCGTCCAGGCGGGCACCCACGTCATCGGGACGCCGCGGATGTAGACCGAGCCCGAGTAGGCGGCCAGGTCCGACTTGATGTTGTCGTTGCCCAACTGCAACAGACGACGGGCGGCGGCGACGCGGGAGTGCGTCGTCAGCAGTTCCCAGCGATGCTTGCCTTCCGGCTTGATGTCCGAGCGATCGACCGGAGGTTTGAACGTGCAGAGGTCCATCGAGTTGATGACCTTCTCCACGAAGTCGTCGCGATCGACGGTCGTGTAGGGGAACGCGCGGTTCTTCCACTGGGCGTAGGTCGCCGGGTTGATCCCGCCGACGTCCGCCCAACCGACCGGCGCGTCGCCGGTGAAGCCTTCCGTCGCGTTGTTCTCCGTCACGCTGTCGCTGGTGGAGGTGATCCACCACAGCAGCGAGACCGGCGGGAACGGCGAGACGGTCGAACTCGCCGGGCCGGGGCCGAACATCAGATCCTCGACGCCGGCGAAGAAGTCCTGCATCAAGCCCTGCTCTTGCAGGTTCAGGTAGTCGACGATCGCGTCGGCGCCCTGGGCGAAGGTCTCCTCGTCGATGTCGTAGTGGTAGTTCGTGGTCGTCATGCCCCACTTCATCGAGCCCTCGGTCAAGACGTTGACCCGGCTGCTCGAATCGCGGTGGTAGAGACCGACCACGCTGAAGTTGTCGTTGTTGTCGATCTTCAGCTTCCACTTGCACTGAGAGGTCGACATTTCGCGCTTGTTCGCCTTGTCGAACAGGCGAGACGCGAACATGTACTCCTGCAACGGCAGGCTGATGTCCTGCCACTTGCCCATGGGATACTTTTGCAGATAACTTGCGACAAAGTCGTCAAGTTGTTCGATTCCGAGTGCCATTTGGCCGCTCCTTTATACTAGGCGCTCGCCTCGTCAAGCTCTTTGTAGAGCCGTCGCATCTCGTCCATCAGCGGCTCGGCGGAGTCGTGCGCCTTCACGGCGCTTCCGCCCATCCGCCCGTTCGACTGACGCGAGAGTCGGCGGGTGCGATTCTTCAGGTCTTTCTTTCCGATCTCGTCCGCGAAGACCATTCGGGCCACGCGGCCGAGAAACGTCTCGTCGAGATCCGCCGGACGCCCCATCTGCTCCAGACCGATCCGTTGCGCCTTGGCGGCGACGAACAGGTCTTGGCGACGTTGGAGTTCCTTCTTCGACTCGCTCCCGCTCTTGCCGAACAGGTCGGCGTGACCGAGGTTGTCGACCAGGACGTCGAACTCGCGTTCTTCCGCCTCTTCGTTCGCCTGAGCGAACTGAGCTTCCAGAGCGGCGATGCGAGACTCGTAGTGGTCGCGCATGCCAGTGAGTTGGTCGACGAGCTCTTCGTCGTAGAGTTCCGTGTCCAAGGTGATCTCGAATCCGCCTTCCTTGGCTTCCGATTCGGGCGTCTCCTTGGTCTGGAAACGTCCCTTCTCGTCGCGGTCCTGCGTCTCGTCGTCCTCGCCGTCGACCGCCTTGCGGCCCGCCTCCAGCGCGGTCTTGTCGATGAATCGCAGCGCCCGCTCCACTTCTTCGCGACTGGAAAAGTCGGCGAGGTCCGTCTCGTCGATCCCATACGCGGCCGTCTCGGCTTTCAGGTCGTCGTCGAGCCAGGCCCGATCGTCTTCCGTCTCGCCGGTCTTCTCCTCGCCTTCCGATTCGTCGATCGAATCCTCGGCGGAATCTTCCTGGGCCGTCTCGTCGCCGGACGGTTCCTCGGCGTCGATCGTGCCCGTGGTCTCGTCCCGGTCCGCAGCGAGCGTTTCCGCGTCGCTGCGTTCGATGATCTCGTCGACCAAGTCTTGCACGTCTTCGTGCGTCATGTCTTCGGTAAACTGAACGTCGCTAGCCATCGCCGTATCCTCCGTCCCCGTCATGCAGTCCGCGGACGCGCATCAGTTCCTTGCGGCCCTGCCGACTCGTGATTTCGAGTTGTCCGTTGGGGCGCACCTTCACGCCCCGGATGTTGTGCCGCTTGATCGTCTCGCGCATCTCGCCGACCTGGTCCTTCATGCAGCCGAGGCCGTCGGAGACGAGCGGGTCGGATTCCTGATAGGTCTTGGTGCTGTGTCGCACGCAGCCCGCCTGAATGCCGGCGCCGGGCATAGCGTCCCATTCCTCGCGGGTGACGTATTTGCCGTTGACCTTGAAGCGGATCATGCGGGTCTCCTCCCCATCGCTGCGGCCGTCTGACCGTTGACCTGAGAACCGCCTCCGGAAAGCGCCTGTTGCAGCGCGTTGGAGCGGGCCTGTTGCGTGCCGCCGGTTGGAATGTTCCGGCGGATCGTTTCGCGAGAAGTGACCGGCGACTGGGTCGCGCCGTGCCCGCCGCCCATCATCTCTTCCGGCGGGGCGAACGTGATGAACCGCTTGAACTCGGGCCGGTTCTTCAGTCGCGCGATTTCGTCGACGACCGCCTCGATGTCGATTCCCGCGCCGGGGACCATCGGTAGAAGCGGGACCATCTCGCGGAGCACCTGGAAAAGCTCTTGGAGCTTCTGCTCCGGAGTCTTGAAGACCATCGAATAGGGCTCCACCCGGAACTCGTAGTCCTCGAATGCGCCCACGCGACGGTCGGGCGTCCAGTCGGACGCCACCTCGATGCCGCTGTTTCCGGCTGGAATGGACGACTGTAGCTCAAGGGTCTGGTCCTCCCACATCAAGCGGCCGAGATCGAGGATGCAGTCCGAGGCGAACCCGACCACCGCCATCCGCATGTCGGCCTCAGTGCGCGAGACCTGCCCGTGGATCATCTCCTCCTGCCCGACGGTCGCCGCCTGCGCCCCCAGCCCGCCCATTGCCTGCAGGTTGCCCGCGAAGCGGTCGTACTCGTCCTGGATGAAGAGCGCCAGCGCCTGATCGCGCTGGTCGACGCCGCCGAACTCCACCTGGTTGACGGCGTTCGGGTCGTTCATCTCGACCCATGCGTTCCGCCCGGCCGTGCGGAGCCGGTCGGCGACCGTGGCGTTGCCGCTCTGATAGGTGTTGACGACCCGGTGCGCGTCGGAGTCCTTCGCCATCCGCTGATGCAGACGGTTTTGAAGATCGTGAAGGTTCTTCAAGTTGATCGCCGGGGACGTCGGGACGACGTTGTCGGGCGTGTCGCCGAGAGAGAGGAACTTGTAGGGGCCGGCCTGCGAGCCCGTCCACTCGCGTTCCAGCAGCGGCGGTTCGTCGAAGTCGACCGCCATCGTGGCGACGGTGTTGTTTTCCGCGACCCAGACGTCTTGAAGCCAGATCATCGGTTTCAGGACGTCGTCCTCGAACCCCGACCCGGCGGCGACGTCCCTCGCCGCGTCGGCGTTGTCGCGCGAGTTCCGCTTCGTCGGCGTCAGCTTCGCCAAGACCTTCTTGTCGTAGCCGGGCTCCGCCTTGACCTTCTCGAAGTCCGCCCGGTAGCGATGCCCGCAAAACCGCATCTTCGAGAGTTCCTTCGTCGACATGTCGAGGATCAGGTCGTCGAAGGAAACGCGGTTCAGCCACGGTTCGCCCGGATCGAGCCACACGTCCTCTTCCGATTCCAGCAGCCCGTGGAAGCGGGTGTCGGTGTCGCGCATCATCACGACGCCGCAGCCGAGGCAGAAGAAGGCGTCGAGGACGATCGACCGGAACGTCTTATCAAGCTCCATGTCGCCGATGAGCTTGTTCAGATTGACCTC